GACGTCTCTCTTTCGAATGTGTGGATCAAAATTCCATGCATCTGAGAAGGGATGTCTCCCTACACGTCCATTTGGACGAGCGTAGACTAAGAAAGAGAGAATGACTCTCCCCATTCGCTTGGGGGACCAGCAAGCGTGTGCTCACACCTCACGCCCTGGGAGGAAGGTATCTTTCAACCTTGCGCTCGACAGGTCTTGTGGAGGTCGCTATCTTTAGGGAGATAGGTTGTATTGCACGTGCCGTGTGTACAGCCGAAATGGAGGGATAGAGTCATGGAAGAGCGGACCGTTGTGTCGTCCAAAAGATTGCACATGGCAACCGTTTAGAGTGAACCTCGATCCAAGGAGCTCCGATTCTTTAAGAAGGAGGGGTGGCCGAATAAGCCAACATATGTTGACGTTGTCGACGACCTAGGGTGATCCAGAGGCGGTTTAAAGACTGATTAGTCTGGCCGGCCTGGGGCCCTTTCCCTTAGAGAATTAGGATCTCTGCGACTTGACACCTCCGGGGTCAAACTAGAGATTAGTGGATTAGCCACAATAAGCCTGATTGGTACTCTACCAAAGTCTTCCAAGACTGGCTGCGGCCCTCGCAAGAGGAAACCGAAGTCCTTTAGAGACATAATACAAACTTAACAGTGACAATAAGCACAAATATCAAGCGAACGCTTGGTCGTGCGTATTCTCGACTGCTAAGCTCTTATGCTTCTTTAGGTGCCATGCTCAAAGTAAAATTTGGGCGACCGGCGGTGTCACATGTCTTAGGATGTGTGGCACTGCTGGGACGGAGAGTTAACCTTTCAGTGGTTAAAGTGGTTATCACTACTATGTCTGCCTATCACTCACTGTTTCGGCACGGGGGTATCAAGTTTTTGGTAATTTACCTTAAAGCTTGTACTTCAATGCTTCAACAAGTGATAGGTGGACAGCGCCTACACGACTTGACACCCTTCGGGGCTCGAGTCGGTCGAACGCACAGTGGGCTTCCTTCTATGATTCCAGCTCTTCACAGGGCCCGGATACGGTCGGGAGAGGCCTGGGCAATACGATTCTGGATGACTCTATTCGGCTTATACCGAGTCTTAGAGTTCCCTGGGAAAGTAAAGCTTGGGTCTATTACCGATCCATGTCGGATGGATCTCTCCTTATTGTACGAATTTAGTCAATTCGTAACTAACCATTTCACCAAGACACTGCGGTCGAACTTTCATGCTGAAGGTTCGATCACAGATGCTCTATGGCCGGAAGAGGGTGAGGGTCCTCTGGACTTCATGAAAGGACTCCGTGCCAAACCCTTCCTGATTCACAAGTCTGGACCTTCGCTTCAACCAGGGAATATTCCGTCAAATGGACAGAGTACTTCCCCGGCTTCGATCTTAGCTTCAGCGCACACTTGGCTCCACAGTCCGCTCTTTCCAATTTTAGAAAATTGGTGTAAGATGACTGGGAACATTTGGGTGTTGAATCGGATCGAGGCCTGGGCCAAGGAGTTATGGGTCTGGGAGGATTCACATCCTCTTAGCCCGGGGGGACATAGCTGTCCCTTCACAGTAACAAATTGGCTTGGAAAGCTGGGGTTCAAACCTGAACCAGCGGGTAAGGTGCGGGTCTTCGCGATGGTTGACCCATGGACGCAGTGGCTGATGGGATCGCTTCACAAAGCGATCTTTAAGCTACTTGAGCAAATCCCGCAAGATGGGACATTCAATCAGTTGTTTCCGATTGAAAGACTTATGCAGTGGCAAGAGGGCAACCGTCGGTCCGACGGTCGCCTGCCAGAACTGTATTCGTTCGATCTTTCGTCAGCGACTGACAGAATTCCCATAGTACTCCAAAAGGTACTTCTAAGCCCCTTCTTAACAAGTTGGGGTGCGGAGTTGTGGGCCTGCCTAATGGTTGCACGTG